GAGCTCGAAGGTGTTGCTGGCGCCGACCACGTTGGCCACTCGGAAGAGGCGGTTGTTGACCTGGCTCATGCCGTTGGCCTTGATCAACACCCAGTTGCCGTTGGTGGGGTCGGCGCCGGTGTAGCTCAGCACGGCGGGGTTGGCCTTGGTGATGGCATCGATGGGGATCGGGGCGGCGACGCCAGCCAGGCTGGCCATCGCGACGCTGACGTTCGTCCAATACTTGTAGCTCATGGGAGTGGCTCCTATACGAGGGTGTGGGGGTCGTTGGAAAGGGTTTGGAACGTGATGGCCAGGCGCACCGCCACGCCGCCCGTGGAGGCCTCGCCGTCGCCGTTGGTCTGCCGGTCGATGCCCTGCAGCTGCACTTCGCACGTGGGCAGCGGCTCAAGCTCGGCCGCGGCCTGCGTGCCGAACAACGCCTCGAGGATCTCGGCACTCAGGGCATCCATCGCGGCTTCGACGTCGTTGGCATCACGCACGAAGCCGCGCACCTCGAGGTTCAAGGTGTGCTCCTGTAGCGCTGGCCAGTGAAAACCTTCAGGCGCGATGTCTTCGCGGCCGCTGGCGAGCTTTATGGCAGGCAGCTCATCCGAATCGAGCGGCCAGGCGCGGCCGTTGAAGACCCGTACGCCGGCGGCGGTGGCGCCGGCAAGCAACTGCTGGATACGCTGGCGAACTTGTGCAGAGGCGAGCATTTGGGTCAAACCTTGGTGAGCACCAGGCGGGTGAGCTCACCATCGGGCGGCTCGACCAGCACCTGGCGGGTGCGATAGGTGATGGCGTTGACGATGGCCGCGGTGCCCTGCGCCATGCCGGCCGCGCGGTAGGTGGGCAGCAGCAACGTGGGCTCGCGCACGAGAACATCGCCGACGACGAGCTCGCTGGCGGTGTCGAAGATGGCCAGGTGGGGCTGACCGCCGATCGTCACCGCGGTGGCGGTTTCGCCTTCGATGAAGAAGGCCTCGATGTCCTCGTGCATGGCGGTGTGCAGACGCCTGGACTCAGGCGGCAGGCTTGGCGAGTGCCGCCGCGACTGCGGTGGCCACGTTGACGGCGACGAGCTGGGCGAGTGCCGCCGGCGTGCCGGCTGCGGCTTCGAGTTCGCGCGCCTCGGCCGCGGCGGCAATGGCCTTGGCCTGTTTTCGGATCGCGTCGATGTCGTCTCGAGTGGCCGTCAACTGGCCCTTGGTCGGGTCGTCGGATTTTTCGAGGTAGAGCGCGCGGCCCATGCGTGTGAGGGTGTTGGCATCGTCCTTCGGGACATCGACGGTGTCGGCCACGTCGGCGTGGCGGGATTGCAGCTCGCCGGCGATGGTGCAGGCGGCGATGAGGATCAGTTTCATGGTGGTTCCTTGCGTGTAAAAGCGAAGGGCCACGGGGTGAGCGTGGCCCTTCAAAAGCACGGCCTGGCGCGCCGTGCGGAGACAACGGAAAAGCTCAGGTCGTGAGCGCGTCCTGCATGGCGCTGAAGCTCACCGGGTAGCGCACGGAAACATCGACGTCTTGCAGCGCGATGACGCGCTTGGTGCCCGAGGTGGCACCGCCATAGGGGTCGAGCATGATGTCGAGCCCACCCCACATCGCGATCAGCATGTCGGACCAGTTGCCGTATGCAATGGCACTGCACACGCCCGAGCTAGAGCCCTTCGTGAGGTTGCTTGGCACCTGGTTGCTCACCACGGCGCGGTTGCCGTTCAGCTCGCCGCCCTCCCAGATGGCGCGGCCGTTGGTGCCGCTGAACTGCTGCGTCTTCTTGAGCTTGCCGCGCACCTTGGTGTTGGTGAGGTAGCCGAGGTTGTTGACGTTGGCGTTGCTGTTGGCCACCGCGGTTTCAAGGTCGACGATGTGGTCCCAGGTGGGCGCCAGGCCGTTGGTGCCACCGGCCACCGAACCGATGCCGCTGGTGTTGAGCAGGCCGCGCGGCTGGTTGCTCGAGCCGCTGCCGGTGAGGGCCGCCAGATCGATCAGCAGGGCGATGGTGCGGGCGATGTCCATGCGCACGAAGGCCTCGACGGCGATCGACGATTGCAGCAGCAGGCGGCGGCTGTAATCGACGAAGGCGCCGCAGGTCTTTGGCGTGAGGCTGACCTGGTCGAAGGCCTGCTGGCTTTCGGTGGGTGCGCCGGATTCCGCCACCCAGTAACCGGTAGAGCCGGCGGTGGCACGCGGGATCGCGATGTTGCCCTGCAGGTCGGTGAGCATCGTTGCGCCCATCTGCATCACGGCCAGCTGGTTGACCAAGATGTCGATGAAGCTGCTGGCCAGCAGTTCGGTAGCCACCAGGTGGCCGCCGGCGGTGCTGGTGCCGACCACGAGGTCACGCTTGCCCACCTTGCCGCCGGCGACGGCGCGCTGCATGAAGAGCTTGAAGGCGCTGTCGGCATCGCCGGCACGCACGTCGAGCGCCGAGGCAAGCACGTCAACGGGGACGGTGAAGCCGCCCGCGCGTTCCTTGCTGACGTTGTCGCGCTTGTCGGCGGCTGCGCGGGCGCATTCCATTTCGAACGCGGCCATCTTGCGCACGGCCGGGTCATCGGGCCACAGGCATGCCGCGATGAGGTTGGTGAAGCGGAACTGCTGCACTTCGGTCTTGGTGAGGCCGATTTCGGCGGGCTCGGCGAGCTTGAGCGCGCCGGACTTCTCGAGGCCGGAGAACACGCTCTCGCGGAACGCGTCGTATGCAATGCCGGCATCGACGGCAGCGTCGGCTTCCTTGCGCTTGCCGAACTTCTCGCCGAGGGCGGTGATGTCTTTCACACGCTGGCGCTCGTGCGTGGTGCCCTGCTCGCGCAGTGCCTTGGCGTCGATGGGTTGCGGTTCGACCTTGGCGGCCGGGGGCTCTTGCGTCTTGGTGGGGTCCATGAGAGATTCCTTTGCTGTGTTGGTAATGCGGGAGAGGAAGGATCGGATTTGCTGGTCTTGCTTTGCACTTCTGCCTACTCCGGTCGTCGGGTCGGCCGGGATGGCGACCGTCGAACCTTCATGCGGCTCCCAGTCGGTGACGAGGTATTCATCACCGTCGTCGCTCCGTTTGGAAAGGACCAGCGCATGGATGCGGTAGCCAATCGAGACAAGCGTTCGAATGCCGTCGATTACGTCCTGGAAAATTTCCTCAGCGCGCGCGCTCTTGCCGAAGCGCACGAGAACCCGCAACTTGCGGTCAGCGCCGAGCCATGCCTTGACGATCACGCCCACCTGATCCCTGGTGTTGTGATCGACAAGCCACGGGTGCCTTCCGCTGTTGAGCCGGCCAAGGCGAACAGCGGATGCTTCGTGGGAGAGCACTTCAATGCCCCACCAACGTTCGTACGGTTCTTCGGATGAAAGAACCACCTCTACGGTCCGCGCGTCAACGTCGATCGACGATCGCGTGAAAGTGGCGGAGCGCTCGAAGGTGACGTTTTCTGCGTCACGTTCGAGCAGGGCTTGATCGTCATTCATCGTTGGGCTCCTCCTTGTCGGGCTTGGATGTGGCAGCGCCCGCGGGTTGGGCGGGCGCTGCGGGTTTGTTGAGCAACTTGCCGATGCGCTGCTTGTCTTTTTCGAGCTCGCGCCAGACGGTGTCGGGGTCGCGGCCGAGCTCGCGCATGACGCCGCTGTAGCTGTTCAGGCCGTTGTCGATCTCGAGCACGCGGGCCTGCGCGTCTTTGAACGGATCGACCCACGGCCAGCGCCGGCCCTGCCACACGAAGACGTTGAACTTCTCGAACTTGCTGACGGGCAGCGGCGCTAGCTCGCCACTCACGAAACCCATGGTCAGCCACTCGGGGCCGAGCGGGTCGTGGAAGGCTTCTTTGAAGCTGCCCTGCAGGCACATCCATTCGTCCTGCACTTCGAGCTTGCCGCTGCGGATGCTGCTGAAGTTGACGCCTTCGAGGTCGTTCGCGAGGGTGACGTAGTCGGCCCCCATGCCGCTCGAGACGCCTTGCAGCATGGCCTTGACGAAGGCGCCGAAGTTCTGGTGCGGGTAGTCGGGGTCGAACTGTTTGAAGTCGTACCCCGGCGGCAGCTCTTCGAAGGTGCCGGGCGTTGCGTCGCGCACCAGTTCGGTATTGCCTTCGCCGTCGGTCGTGGTGTCGCTGGCCAGCGCGCCGGCGTTGCCGGTGCTGTCGGCCGGGGGAATGAAAAAGCCGGCGTTGCTGGCACCCACGCGCGCGGCAATGATGGCCGCCTGGATGTAGCCGCCGAGGTCATTCAGCCGGCGCATGGCGCTGTGGATCCACGGCACGCCGCGCACCTGGCCGGGCTCTTCCTGGATGAAGTGGTGCCAGATCTCGTCAGCCGGCACCCGTACTCGCTTGGCACCGAACGCCGACTCGACATCAGCGCGGAAGTGGTAGGCGATCGGCCGGCCCCAGGTGTTGGTTTCGACGCCGAGGCGAATGCGGCGGCCATCGGGGAAATCGGCGCGGTAGCTCTCGTCGAGCAGCACGGGATCGAGCACCTGCAGTGCGTAGCCGAAGACGTTCAGCGACCGGTCACGCACGCGGCGCACGATGAACTCGCCATCGCGCGCCCACATCAGCGCGAGCAGCCGTTCGAGCTGCGTGCGGCTGAGGCGGCCGGTAACGTCGCAGACGCCACGCTTCGACCACTTGGCAAAGGCCTTCTCGACCACGGCTTTGTCGGCCTCGTCGATGCTGCCGTCGGCGCGCAGGCACGGCACGCTGAGCGTGAACCCATTCGGGCCCACCACATGGTTCTGCACCATGCGCATGAATTTCTTGACGTAGTCGTTGTCCTTGTAGAGCTGGCGGCTGCGCGAGCGCATGACCCGCAGCGAGCGCTCGAGGTCCTCGTTGATGCTGACGTGTTCGCCGCTGAAGCTCGCCGTCAGGTTGTTCACTTCAGCGGCGGCATAGCTGCGCCGCGCGATGCGCTGGTGGGCTCGGCGTGCAGGCGTCTGCACAGCGGCCGGAGCGGCCTGGCGGACCACCAGATCGCGTTCGCGGCGGGCAAGCTCCGCCCAACCGGGCTGCGCACGCTCGGCGGTGGGCCAGTGTTGTGGCATCAGATCCTCGTGAAGATGCGGCGGCCGAGTTTTTCGGCGCGGCCGGCGAGCTGGTCTTCAGCGGCCACCTGGCTTTCGAAGTGGTTGATCAACTTCAGGATCTCGGCCACGGAGTTGAATTCCATGCTGCGGCCTGCGATGGTGTACGCCTTGCGCATGGGGTTCCATGCGGCTACGGCGGCCTTGAGGTCTTCGAGGGCCTTGCGGGCGGTGCTGCGGGTGTCGGCACCAGCGGCAAGCGTGCGGGGGTTGGGCTGGAGCTGGATTTGCCCGGTCGCCAGCGTGGTGCTTTCCGCTCCGCGCTCGGCCCACATGGCCCACCCATAGGCGCCCGCCGCCCAGGCGGCT